ACACCCGGCATTTGATTGCTCAACAACTCCTCAAGGCTGTAGTTGATTTTGTTTTGATACGGCTCAATCACCTGGTTGTTGAATATCTCCAAGCCCGTTGCCATTTCGTCTTTGTTGCTACCAAATCCTGTGTTCTCGCGAATACCAAATAGAAGTGGTGTAGTAACACGATGCGCAGTAATAATCTTCTGCGTTGCCGTATCATTCATCAATTGATACTGCTTGTCCGCATCGTTAACGGGGAATGGTGTAACCTCGGTCTTTGGTTGATCGCGCTCATTAAAGAACATTACAACCTTACCTGCATTGCGTGCGCCACTCATCTTGTTTTCCCAATCCATCATCATCTGTTGCTTCTGCTCAGGCGTTGCTTGCCCGTTGTAGAAGTTGATGATAGTAGAAGGGAAAAGACCGTTGGAAATTTGGTTGATATGGAAGATTGAAATCTGCTTGTCTAACTCGATGTAGTTAATCGCACTCCAGTAGTCGGGGCGTGGGTACACATCCGAACCTGTGTACGTAAAGCACCAATAGATTTGGCGTGGCTCTGCTTCGCGTGTCAAGTAGTTATACTTGGGAATGAACTCAGGCGTGTTGCGTTTCTTGCGTGTGTTGCTCCAATCGTAGCTGTGGAAGATTCCTATTTCGCTATCGTCATCCTGATTCACCGCAATGCGGCACTCTTCAAATGGTATCGCGTTTAGCTTTGATATCACCGTGCGGTCGTTGCTCCAAATCACTTCGATGTAGAAACCACCAAACAACTTTAAGTCATGCGCACAGGCATAGGTTAGGCTATCAATTTTAAGTGCATCAAGTTCTGCTTGGTATTGCTCCGACTGAATACCCTTCCCGGCTATCATGTCACCAATAGCAACAACTAAGCTACCATGCACGGGTGATTCATGCGCAAGGTCGCGAAGGTATTGTGGAAAGTCGTTTTGGTCTCCGTAGTTAACCCAACCTTTGCGGTCTACTTTTTCCGCATCGCTCTTAGCAACATACTCGCTAAGCTTCAATGATACTATATTCGATTCGTTATGGTTCATAGATGATGTCATTTGGTATGGTTACTACAGGCACATCAAACCACGTTGTATTCTGATTTAATACAGCATATCCACGCTGGCACAAACCAATAACAAGACCACTTGTCGGGTCAGTATTGCTTGCAGAATTTTGTCCGTATACTTCATACCTGTATCTGCCTGCTAATGTAAGGCCAACCGTTGTAATTTCAAGTTCCGTTATGCGCACGTTCTCGTTAACAATAGTAGCAACTTGTGCAAGGTCATTGCCCGTAGTGCTATTTTCTTCGTGCGTTAAGATTATAAGGTAGTTCGTGAATGGCGTGGCAAAGTATTGCCGTGCTTCGTCAAGTGATAAGAACACTTGTTGGTCTGGTGTATTTGTTTGAAGATAGATCATTGACTTTATTTGAAAAAGGGGCAAGTGTAAACCTGCCCCCTTTAATACAACAAGAACACAACGGAAAACAATCTTAGTAAGCAGGGCTTACCGTAATGCCAGCGAAGTTATCGAAAGGCACAGTAGTGAATGGCTCAAGGTGTACAGCAGGAGCAAGTTCTTCTGCAATTGTAGTCACCTGATAACCCATCAAATCTGCCTTTTGCGCACCCGATTGAACAGTACCTGCGGTCAACTGCGAGCCTTCGCCTGCACCAATCAACAAGATTTGGTCATCATTCGTGCGTACAAACACAATCATCTTTGCTTTTGCTACGTTCAAGAATTCGTTGCGCATGTCTTGGTTCAACTTACCAAAAGTCCATCCAACTTCTTGAGAGAAAAACAATGTACCTGTTTCAAGGTTTTTGTTCACCGTCTCAATGTATGAACCGCTGTTGCGGAAAGGAACGTAACGATAGATAGTTGCAGTTGGCAATCCATCCACTTCTCCATCAGTACCACCATAGGTAATACCTGTTTCGAAATCTGCGTAGTTAGCAATCAATACTTCTTTAACACCTCCGATACCTTCAAGGCATCCGAGTGTAAAACCTGTAGTTAATTCACAAGCCATTTTGTATAGTTTTAAAAGGGGGCTGTTACACCCCCTTGATTATTAATTATGCTCCCCAGTAGGTGATGTCTTCACCAACTGCAATCTGCGCTCCGAGGTAGAAGCGTGCGCCATAGCGTACGTTTTGTGAACCATCCAAGTTCTGCATGTCCAAAATGAATACTTCGTTCATTTGGTTCTCCTGCCATGTTCCGAGCATCAAGTTGCTTGGTTGTGCGAAGATGATGTTGTTTGCAGTCATACCCGGGCAAACGTAGATTTCGTACATTCCTACGAAACGACGATTAACCTCTGGTCCACCTGTCAAATACCAACCATTGCCGGCAGCAATCTGTGCCTCCATGTAAGCTTCCCAAGCAGCTTGACCCATGTACAATGCAGGCTTTTCAGCAGCACCCTTAACGGCAGCGTTAGTTGTGTTGATGATGTCCCAAATGGTAGCGATGATGTTACCAGCGTTGATTGCACCTGAACCAGCAGATACAGCACCTGAACCTACTGCCTTAATCAAAGTTTCGAAACCATCGTATTGACCAGCGGTAGCGTTTACACCTGACCACATGATTGTTTCGTTTGCAGCTGCAATACCACCAACCAAACGTCCAATGATTGCATCTTGGATTTGAGTGTTCACACGGCCTGACATTACATCGGCAGTAGTCCAGTCAATGAAGAAATCCTTCTTACAGATTTGGCGTTGAACTTGGAATTCTTCCAAAGTCAAGATGCGCTCAGTCAAAGTGATTGTGCCTGTTGGCGTGAAATCACAAGTGCCTGCGGCAAATGTTACAGTGTCATCAATTTTACGTACTACTGATTTGTAAGGTACGTTAGGCTTCATTGTCACGTACTGTGCAGAAACGTTTGACAAGAGTGCCTTTGCTACGATTTCACCAGCTAATTCACCTGCATAGGTGGTGGTGAGTGAAGTTGTTGTTGGCATTTTTAAATAAAATTTATGAGGTGAATTAATTTACTTGTTTAGCACGAACGCTTTCCATGAAGTCGCTGAATGAGTTACCATTCGATGCAACCACAGGTTGAGCATTCTTTTTAAATTCTTGTGACTTAACTGAAGGCACAGCAGGTGCTTTCTTAACTGAAGCGAGTTCAGTCTTAGCAGCCTGTGCTTCGCTCTTTGCAGTTTCAACCGCAGCAGCAAGCTCAGTCTTTTCGGTTTCAAGTGCAGCGATGCGCTCGGATAGTTGACCAATTACGGCAACGAGGTCTTCGCTGCTCATTTCGGTTGATTGCTCTTCGCGCTCGATTTCAGCAATTAGACCATCTTCGCCTACTACTACTTTGGTGACACCATCCTCAAGGATGTATTCACCCGCAGGCACAGGTACTGGATTGCCTTCAGCGTCTTGAGTGTAGATGTCTACGCCCACTACCCATTCGTTAGCTGTAGAATAGATTTTAGTACCATCGCTCAAAGTGCCTTCTACTGCGAACTTCAATTCAGCTGCAGGTGCTTCTTCTTCGAACTTGATACCAACACTTGAAGGGTCAATGCCGTACTTGTTGAATACGGATTTGATTTGTTCTTTGATGTTTGACATTGTTGGATATTTGGCTATTGTAGAAATCAGCCTGTTTTGTTACATCCAACATTTGTTTTATCTTAGCGGGGTAATTAAATACCTTTATTTATGAAAGCAGCAGACACACTTGCGAAAAAAGTATCAGCACGATTGACCGAGAAGCAATACAAGGCCGTGGTTAAAAATGCAAAAGCATCTAAGATGAACATAGCCGATTACGTTCGCGCTTGTATTTTGTAGATTATTGTTTTGGTAAAAAAAGAAGCCCCTCGTTTGGGGCTTTCTTTTTAATTACTCTTAACCTAAATACTATTCTATGTATTACCACGATGCGAAGATAACAAAATTATCGCGTCACTAAAATAGTTGAAGTGTTATTGCTGCTTACTGCATCGGGTGAGCCATTAACCGCAACGATTGAAATGGTAAAGTTGCGTGGCATCGTTAGTCCATTCAAGTACATCACGCTGCCAAATGACATACTACCACCTACTGCAATTCTATCAGCTCTATTCCATGTGCCAAGCGCAGCACCTTCAAAACCATAGGTCGCTTTCCAACTTGTGATGGCAACACTACCGCGATTGAATACGGTGTAGTTGATACGCACACGATTAGCATCAAGCCATGTGAAGCTATTAATCTTTACTTCTGCATCTACACCTGTCGTTGGTGGATTGAGTGCGGTAATGGTCGTGCCTGTGCTTATGGTGTTGTCATTCTCATTGAACTCAAGTATAACCATGTTTGGATCTATGGTAAGTGAGAATTGAGAATTACCTGTTACGTTGTTGGGCAAACCAAAAGGCGTTGTCATAGTTGTTACCAATTGACCTGCGGGTATAGTCACATCACCGGTGTAAAAGATGAACTTTGTACCATCGGGTCGAGTGAACGTAAGTTGCACGGTTGTCGTTACATCCTTAGTGTACCCTCTATCGATGTTTACCGAATACACGATGCTGATGCTTGTGCCTTGAACGGCATTGGCAGGTGTGCTGATTGTACCAAACAGGTTGAACTCAGGTGTTGGCACAGGCACTGGGTTACCACCATCTAAACTCTTTGCAATAGTCACCGCACTAAACATGTCGATTACACCATAGCCAAGTTCTGCACTCTTGCCATTTGCATCGTACACATAGCCGCCTGTCTTTCGCGCAGCTTGACGCATCACATCGGACACTTGTGCTTCGGTGAGTGTAGGATTAGCAAGGATTACACTGCCTGCAATTGCAGCCATAACAGGGCATGAACACGATGTGCCGCTAAAATTGGTGTAGTTGCTTGTTGCGTTGTAACCA